GCGGTCATCTCCAGCCGGTCGTTCACCTCGTCCAGATCCATACCGGACGACACGAACTTGGCCATCACCGTGGCGCCGTCGTCCAGCGTGAACGCCGTACCGGTCACCGTCTCAGTCAGCCCGGACATCAGCCGCTCGACCTCGGCCGTCGACAAGCCCATCTGGGTCATGCGCTTCTCGGCGTCCTCGAGGCTCATCAGCCGGTCGAACCCGGCCTTGAGGACCTTGTCATATGCCTGCCAACCTGCGGCCATGCCCGCCACCGCGGGAATCACCCGGCCGGCGATGATGCCGCTGGTCTTGCCGAGGCCCTCGTTCTGCTGGTTGATGCCCTGCGCTGTTCTGCCGACATCGCCCTGCAGTTGCCGCAACGCCTGCTGGGCTTGGGCGATGTGGGCCTCGAGGATGATCCGGACACGGCGGTCAGCCACGGGACCTCCTCAGTTCACGGGTTCGATGGTCCAACGCCGGCCGCGCATGTCGCCCTTGCGTTCGCGGTACCGCTCCTGGTCCACGTCGCGGGCGTAACACATGGCGCACAACCGCGACCCAGTCATGGCCTTGGCCTGCTCGATCAGTTCGTGCTGCTTGTCCGGGTCGAAGATCCACCATTCGTCGGTGGGCATCCCGCACCCATCGCAGGACAGCCGGTGTTCGGTCTGCCAGGCGATCGCCGCCTCGTAGTCGGCGCTCAGCCAGTACGGCTCGCGTTCTTCCGGGATGCGGCCGCGGAAGATGGAGAGGGGGATTCCTCGAGGGGCGCAGTAGTCGAGCTCAGTACGGAACTCAGCTGATCTGCGATACTGCGCACGGATTTTGGGACGTCCGTACCGCCATAGTTGACCGAGTATGCCGTTGCGGTGACCTCGGCCCACTTGTCGTCGGGCAGCGCCTCACGTAGCCGCTGGGCCTGCTCAACGCTCATGCCGGGCGAGGCGCACGACTCGGCCACCATCGCCGGCCAGAACGTATCCTCGTTCCAGCGCAGCATGCTATTCGGCGGAGCGGACTTCCTCTGCTCCTCGGTCGGTGGATGCTCGGCCTCGATCTGTTTACGCCGTCGCCTCGGCAGGCACCGGAATACGAGTTCGCGATCCTCGGCCTCATCCAGCGCCTTATTAGCGCCCATGGCCCGCTGCGCCGCAGCACGAATCGTATCGTCGGAGACTGCGGCGTCGAGCGTCGTGGATTCCTTGCGCGTAGCCTGGTAGCGCTCCAACTCGGCGGTGGCGGTTTTCAGCTCGTCTCGGAGTTCCCGGTACAGGCGGCGGTTCAGGCAGATGCGGATGCGGGCTTCGTCGGGAGTGGCCTCGTCCAGCCACACGGCCATCGTGTCGGGCATCAGATGTCCTTCGCGGATGTCGCGGATTTACGAGCCCCGACCGACGTGATCCGCGAACACATCGGCCGGGGCGGCAAGGGGGTTACGGCGTGGAGAAGGTCGCGGTCAGGTCCCAGTCCTGCACGGCGCAGCCGACCATGAAGTTCTGCTTGGTATCCCGCGACGGGGCGATCTTCTGCGCCTCACCGGTCTCGATTTGGAAGATGTCGAGCATCTCCCCGGTAGTGGTCGGCTCCCCGTCAGGGGAGACCACTAGATACACCGTGTCGCCGTAGTCGTATAGCGCGAACATGGCATCGGTCGACAACGGAAAGTCGATCTCGTGAGTGATGCTCAGGCCGGTGATCTCACGGGTGCCCACGTTGTGTGAGACCTTGCCCTTGTCGACGAGCGCCTGGCTGGCGGTGTTCTGCGTGTAGCTGTACGTCACGCCACCATCGGACGGCAGGCGAAGCAGCCGGGTGCCGGCGGTCAGTTCTGCCGCGGTGATGACGCTGCCGCCGGCGGCGAAGTTCAGCCCGGCCGGCGCGGCGGTCAGGATCCACGCCTTGAAGTTGCCCTCATAGCTCTTGCTGGCCATTACTCACTCCTTGTCTGTCTTGGTCTTGGGGAGGGGTCCGGACTTCCACCCGGACGTGGCCAGCACATCGGCTTGCCTCTGCCGCACGGTCTTCTCCGCGCGGAGCTCGGGGTGGTGGATGGTGACGCGCTTCTCGCGGGGATTGGACATGGCTATTTCTCCTGATCGGGTGGATACTGAGGGCATGGGGGTAACCGTCAAGAACCTGTCACTGCTGGTCGGCGCCATCGCAGCGTTCGCGCTGCTGGCTTTACTGATGAACACGTCCGCGAGCTCGCCCGAACCGGCCAACACGCGGTCGTGCGCCGAGCTGACCGAATCGTTCGCCGTCTACAGCAAGCTGATCGAGACGCACGACCGACGCTGGTCGCAATGGGAAGCGGTCGACGCTGAGAAGTGGGCCGTTTACGAACTGGCCCATACCAAGGGTTGCGACGGTTTCTAGGCCGGGCTGGACGACACCCGATAGCGGGGCATGGCCACGAACACCGCCGGCTCGGCGTTACCGTCACGGCGTGCGTCCGACGATCCGAAATCATGGCGCACCACGTCGAGATGCCGACCTGTCACCGTGATGCCATCTAACAGAACCTCGGTCTTGTCTCGCACCCATTCCGTCTGCGCCTGCGTCTCACCGACACACGTGATCTGGTATATCAACTGCGCATGCTTGACGTAATCGTCCAGCGGACCGGTGCGAGAACCGCCGAGAATCGGATACACAACCACGCAGGGCGGCGCCAGTTCGGTCCCTGAGCCGTCCGCGGAGGAGTTGCGGGTACCACGGCCCACGGACAGCCCAGCGGCCTCCAGCACGGCCACCACGGCGTCCGTGTGGTCCCTCTGGGACAGGTGGGTGACCATCAGCCGAACACCGCGTCCTCGGCCCCGTCGGCCAGGCTATCGGCATAGCCCGCCTCGTGCAGGTCCCCAGCCGGGCCCATGAAAGGCTGCGGCGCCATCCTGCTCGTGCCGTATTCGACGAACACCGCGTAATCCACATTCGGTCCGACCTCAGCTTGTAGACCAGTGACCTCGGCCGTAATGGAACCACGCAACAGCCCGGTCTCCACCGGCGCCAGTTGGCGCGCAGTCTGGGCCATCGCCTCCGCGCTGCGTTCCGTCTCAGATAGCCCCGACCGGAGCAGCCGCGCCGGCCCGCCCGCCATGTCGGCCGCCAACGCGACTAACTCCGACGCGTCGACCCGGATCACTTGGTCACCTCATCCACCAGAAGCCGCTGGTCACGGCCAAGACTCATAGCCAGTAGGCCGGCCACCCGGAACGTCCGGCCCACCGATGCCGAATCGAACGTTGCCGTCGTGATCGTCGCCTTGTCGTCGATCTGCACACCGGCCGCCGACACCGGAATGTGCAGCCGATACCGCTGCACCGTGTAAACGTGCTGGCCGGATGGCTGCAACGTCTCGAACGGCTCATAGGTGAATAGTTTGCACTTGCCCGAGTAGACCAATGCCCCCGCCGTGATGTCGTGCTCGCCGGTCGTCTCGTTAAGCGCACTGACCACATCAGGTCGGCGGATCTCGCATTCGTCGATCATGTACGACTCGGCAATGCCGCGGAATCTGGCGACGAACCCCGTGATGTCTTCGATGAGCATCAGGCGATACCCATCGGCGAGTCACGCACATATGGGGCTGCCTTGACAAACGCCGCCGGGTTCCCGGAAACCAGCCCCACAAGATCGGCCGGTTTCCACTGGAATGATCCGTAGGATACCGAGATTCCATCCAGGCTTTCACTCTTGACTATGCCGACGGCGCCGGTCTGGGCATCCTGAGCCACGTCCAGCGTTGCTTGCTTGATGGGTTCGGGTACCGCTTCCCAGCCCCACTTGGCCGTGATGGTGACCAGCGCCCGGCGGCCGCGGGTCGTGTACGGCCAGGATCGGTCCACGGTGAACAGGTCGAAGAACGGCCAGCCGGGCTGCCCGTTGTAGATCCCATCCCACGGACGCGGGTCAACATCGTCAACATCCCACGCCACACCGTCGACCTCAATAGCCAGATCGGTGGTGGTCCAGAAGTCGTCAACCGCGAGACGGTACCAATCCACGGAGCGGAAGCGCCGCGCCGATGCCGTCTCGTCTCGGTTGAACTGGCGACCGGTGAACAATTCGACGGTCCGTGACGCAGCGCTGACAATGTCGCCGAAGAACCCGTCGTTCGGCTTGTTCAGCCGCGCCGCCAGATCCTCGCCCGTCACATACGGGTCGCCAATGGCCACCGGTCGCCCCTTCCGTCACTTCTGCCGGAGCAGGGTGGCCGTTCCGTCGACCACCGTCGCGCCCACCGCGGGCACAGTCGGCGGGGATGCCGCAGTCGTGCCCGCGATCGTGACGACGTACTTCGAGCCACCAGTGAACTGCAACTCCTGCCCCAACGTGACGGCGGTGGTGTTGGCCCGCAGCACCCGCCGCAGTGGGCGGCCGAGGAAATCGACCGTCGATGTAGTGGCACGGCCCAGCGCGTCGAGCGCGTTGGACGTCGGGGCCACCAAGTCCCGGCCGATGTAATCCTCGCGGAAGTTGGTTGTAGCCATCAGCCCTCCTCGTGTGCCTTGAGTTCGTCGATCAGCTCCTGCTTGGTGAACTGCTCGAGCTCTTCGCGGGTACCCAGACCGGCGGACTCAGCCAGGGTGACCAACTCGTCCTTGCTGAGCGCCTTGGACGGCTTGACCTCGGTCGCATCCCCGGAGTCGACCTCGGCCATGTCCTGCTCTTCCGGCTCCGGTTCGGTGCCGACCTCATCGACCAGCACCGAACCGAGCTTCTGACCGTTGCGCTCAAACATCAGGTCGCCGTCAACGGCACGATGCCGCCGTCCTCGATGGTCAGCGGCGTGAAGTAGCCCGCGTAGGCGACCTGGGTGCCCAGCACCGACGGCTCGATCGCCTGCAGAGCGCCGACCCGCTGCTCGTATGCCTCGATCGCCGCGGTGGAGAACATGAACGCCTCACCGGACGCGAGTCCGGCCGACATGGCGACCGGCACGCCGGAGATCGAGCCCATGATGCCCTGGCCGAATGTCCCGGCCGTGAGACCGGGCGACTGCGCGTCGCGCGGGTTCACCGGGGCGAACAGCGGCCCGAACGTTCCCAGCGTGTCCGGGGCCACCGCCAGCAGTAGCCGGCCCTGACCCTTCACAGCCGCATAGACAGTCGCGGCCGCTTCCCACACCGCCGCAGCCACCGTGTCGTTGGTCGGCGTGACGCCGTAACCGACCGCAGTCGTGCCGGTCGTCGCCAACTCGGCGGCAATCGCGGCCTCGGTCTCGATCGCATACTGCGCCGCCAGGTCGTTGATGACCGCGTCCAGCGCGCTCGGCGAGGAGAAGTCGATGTTCTGCCGCGACACGTTCACGTAGCCGCCGTAGGTGACCGCGTTACCGGTCAGGCGGATGATCGTCATCTTCTGCGACAGGAGCTCGGCTTTCTCATCCGCCGCCGCGCCAGCCGTACCCTGTACGCCGACCACGGTGCTCTGGGTCACCTTCGGGCGGTGCCACGTCGCCGACGGCATATTCCGCGGCCCGACGAACGAGACGACGGGACGAGCTGCGTCGATGAAGTTGATGACATCGCCGACGATCGGGTCGGGCACGATGCCCAGGTTGTCGCCGGTCTTCTGGTGAGCGGCGGCCCGCTCGTACAGCTCCAGACGCTCACGGGCATCCCGGCTGCCACTTGCCGCCGAGATCAGATCCACCATCCAGTGACCGGCCGACCGGTACTCGACCGGGCCGGACTCGCCGCTGCGGCGGGCCGTGGTGATGGCCTGGTCTACCGCCTTGGCGCGGGTCGCGATCTCCTGCGCGATGCGAGCAGTGTCCTCGAGCTCGTCGATCTGCGCCTTGATCGCGCCCATGCGGTCGCGAGCCTCGGCGAGGCTCGACTTCTCAGTGTCGTTCAGGTCACGCTCGGCGTCCTGAACGTTGGCGATCAGGCCCTGCACGAACGCATTGCGCTCGTTGAGCTCATTCTCGAGACGCCGAATCATGGCGTCGTTTGCTTGGCTGTTGACACCCATTGGGGGGTACTCCTTCTAAAGAGATGTGATGAAGGAGCACGCCTCGATCGCCCCGCGCTCCGGGGTCGTCGATGCCGGCCCCCGCTCGGGGCCGGTGGTCGTGCGGTTACCGGTTCAGGCGCGACGCGGCCCACACGAGCAGGTCATCGCTCATCGCCTCATCCAGTGCTGGTGTTTCAGGTAGCGGCCGCTCCGCCACTACCAGGCCGCGCTGTCCCGCTCGGACAGCCAACACCTCGGCCCCTACGAATGCCGGGTCCTCGACCATCGCCAGATGATCCATGAAGCCCCGAAGAATCTTGCGCGTCTTGGTTCGCCGATCAAGCTTCTGATCGCTCAGGCGATTCAGCCGGAACCCGATGGACGGAAAGGCGCCGCCCTCATCAGCGAGGGTCAGCGTCTCGTCGCCGCGAGGAGTGGAGTAAATCTTCAATCGTGTGAACAAGCCCTTCGGATGCGATGGATCCACTTGGACCACCTTGCCGACGGTGTCACCCTTCGTGTGTTCGCGGTTGACCTGGATTCGTCCCGCGTGACTCTCGATCCCGTCATAGGCATGTCGATCGTGTGACTCATGCCAGATCTCGCCGCGGTAGAACACGTCAGCCTCTTCGTCCCACGGCACTGCGAGGACGTCGATCAGGCGCAGCTTCTTGTCTACGTCCTCCAATGTCGAGCTGCGGTGCTCGACCTCTGGCAGTCTGGTCGTCTCGCTGTTTCTGTCGCCAGTACCCGGGAACTCACCCATCGCCGCGGCTTGCGCCATCGCCTTTTTGCGGGCAGCCGTCTCGGACTCTTCGTCGCCGGCCGTGTACGGGTAGCACTTGCCGGCGTCGCCCCACTTCCAGCCCGGCTGGCCGTCGGCTTCGCATCGCTTCAGCGGCATGATCTGCTCCTTGGGCTCACGATCGACCGCCCCCCGTCAGCGCCTCGGCCGACTCCGTACCGATGAAGCGCTCCATGGTCCGGATTTCCTCACGGTCCAGCACGCCTATGTTCACCAACTTCTCGTACGCCTCGGCCCGCTCCTTGAACGCCGGCCGCGAGTACTCGTCACGGTTCAACTCGGCAGACTGGCCCCGCGGCAGCGCCCAACCGGACAGCGCCGACATCACATGCACCGCTTTCGGCTTCAAGCCCGCCCGGTCGTGGAAGTCGAACAGGCTCGACACATTGCTGTAGGTCATTGAATCGCCACCAGACGGCAACCCGAGCAGGAACGGCGGCACGCCCAGCAGGATCGCAATCCGCGACTCGTTGAATTGCGCCAACTCCAGTAGCGCCATGTCCTGCGGCGTCATCTGCAACTGCTTAGCCGTCACCCCGCCGGACAACACAGCAGGCTTGCCCAGGTTCCGGGTCCGCGAATCCCACCATTGCTGCAGCAGGTCATCGGCCTCGCTCTTAGTCAGCCGCCGCGGCACTTCGAGCGCGTAGTACGGGATCCCGCCACCCTCAGCGATCTCCGTCGCATACCGGGCCAGCACACCGGCCGCGACCAGGCGTGCCTTACCTGATTCCAGCGGCCCGACGCCGCGCGCGTTGTCCGTCGTCGACTTGTACCGGATGTGCAGAACGTCGTCGGTGACGTCCAGTGAGCCGAGTTTGTACTCGCGCCGACCATTCCGCATCTCCACGTTCATTAGCCACGGCGCAATCACCCGGAAGTTGTACGGGAACCCGTCCGCGGCGCGGGCCATCGGCAGCACGAATGCCTCGCCGAGTTGGAAGTCCCAGAACAATTGCTTAGCGAACTCGGCCCAACTGCTGTAGATGCTCGGATCCGGGTTACCCATCCACGTCATCGGCTCCAGCACCCGGCCGTTACGGGTTCGGTACGGCGGCATAGCCGAGAGCACCGACGCGTTCAGGTCCAGCGCCGCCCACGCCGTGTCGACGAGTTCTTCGAACTTCGGGCCCATCTGCCCCCACGCGGGCGTGGCCCAATTTGCCGGCCAACCATCCCACGGCGACGTGACCACCGCGGCCATCCGGTTGCTGCTCGGTTCGGCATCCTCGAACTCGAACCCATCCGGGTCGCCCGGCGAATAGGTCGGCCCGACACTGTCAGGGTCGCCCACCGTCGCGTTCGGAGTCGCACCGGCCCCAGTGAGCCAGTCCCAGAAACCCATGGCCCACCCAACCTCTCAGTAGATTGCCGGAAGAACACGCTGAACCTGCAATGCCCACCACGCGGCGAATGTCACAGCCTCAAGCGGAGAAATGTCGGACTCGGACTGCCGGCGGCCCCACGCCCACCGGTCACCCACCGTGCGCTTCACAGCCGCCGCCACAGCCCGATCCAGATCGTCATACGACTCGTGATGCAGCAGACTGTCCTGCACAAGGTCGAAAATGCCGGCGCATGAATCCAACACCTCGGCCGTGTCCATCACCCGAAGGTGCACACCCGCATCCTCGAAGGCTGGGATCAATACCGCTGCCGGGCCATGACCATCGATCACCACATCGACATGATGCTCATCCTGCAACTGCTTCGCCCGCGGCACCAACCACTGAATACCGGGAGCGTGCTGCAGCGGTTTCACATACACATCCGGGTCATCCACTGCCGCCGCAGCGATCGTGCCGTGCCGCAACTCGTACGACGCGCCGACCGCCAGCGCGCCGATCCGCAACCCCTCCGGACGAGGCCCCCCAGAGCACGCCTCCCACCGGCCCGCCCCGAACACCGAGAACCCGTCTTCCTCGTTCGGGTCCCACACACACAGATGCTCGCGAGCGAACAGATCCGGTCCCAACGTCCGCAATTGCTCAGCCAGAAAAGCCGGCGCAATGCGATCCGGGAACGCCGGATTCGCCACAATCCACGCCTCGACATCAGCCGGGTTAGGACGCAACGACAACACCCGGTCATCAACCAAACTGACCTGCTCGGCCGAATTCTCCAACCAGGCGAAATCCCCCGCATCACCAGCCAGCGCGCGCTTCCGCAGCAACCACCATTGCACCGAACGACCCTCAATCCCGGCCGACCCGGTGAAGTTCGTCTGCGGGTTCGGATTCACAGCCAAGATCGGCGTCGAGGACGCCAGCTGCTCCGGCTGCGCCCATTGCGCCTCGTCCACTACCAGCCGCGCGATGTCGTCCAACCCGCGACCCCCGCCGGCCGTCCGAGTCCGGTAGACGATCACACCGCCGTTCACCATCTCGATCGACTGGTCCCCGTTGGCGTACCGAACCTTGCTCACCTTCCGCCGCAGATCCCGGTGACCCTCCAGATGGCCGATCAGCCGCTGATGCGCCGCCTTCGCCGTCGGGATCTCATGCGCCGTGTGAACGATCGGCGCCGCCCGCTGCGTCAGATCCCACGCCTCGACAACCTCGAGCTCATCGCCCTTGCCGTTCTGCCGAGATACAGCCCGACCCGTCGTACGGGCCGCCCAAAGGCCGTCCGCCTTGATGGCCATCATGTGCTCGACCGCCAGCCGCTGCGCCGGATCCAGAGTCTTTCGGCTGTAGTACTCCCACTGCTCGATCGCAGCGTGCGCATCATCCAGATTTGCGGCGGCGGGCGGGTGGGCGACCAACGCTGGAACGGGCGCGGCGCTCTGCCAACTGATCGACAAGAGCAACCTCCTTCGGTGCGCTGATCCGCTCCAACTCCAATGAAATCAGCCGACGTTCCCGGACGATGGCCGCAGCCGCCGATCCCTCGGCATCCTCTAGCTTCCGGCCCAACGCTTCGTAATCCGCCCGAAGATCGAATTCCCGGTCCATGATCACCCCAGGGATTCTGATGGGAGAGAAACGAGCCG